GTTCACCCTACCCGCGTGCCCCGCGTTTCGCCCGTACACGAGAAGGCCTCCCACGATTGGAGCCGTGGAAGGCCTCAAACCGCGGCCGATGGAGGGCCGCAGCCAATGGATAAGACTACTCTACCTGAAACCTCATCCGGCGATCTCCCCCTCTGGCAGCTCCGGGACAACCTCATCGATGTGACCGTCGCCCTGGCTGATGAGCTGGTGGCCGGCGGGGATCGTGACCGCCTCGAGGCCCTCGCCCAGCTCTACGAGACCACGAAGACCATACTCCGCCAGCGGGACCTGAGGGCCGCCCGATGACGCCCGCCGATCTCGACCTGCACGCGCGGCTGGGGATTGACGCCGACGTCCTCGATCTGCTGCGCGTCCGCCGCGTGGATGATCGCGAGGCGCGAGACATGCTCGCCGTCAATGGCTTCCACGGCCGTCTGGACGGCGTGCTCTACCCCTACGTCCTCCCCGGCCAGGTGCGCGCCGTCACCCATCGGCTGCGCCGGGATCATCCGGACATCGAAGCGGGCCGCGCGAAGAACAAGTACATCTCCGGGTACGGGGACGCGCGCCACCTCTACTTCGCGACGGTGGATGCCGCGCTCCTGACAGACAGCGCTGCGCCGGTCGTCCTGGTCGAAGCCGAGAAGTCGGCGATGGCGGCTATGTGCGCGGCCAGGCGGGCCGGCCGCCGGGTGCTCGCCATCGCGCTGGGTGGCTGTTGGGGGTGGAAAGGCCGCATCGGCAAGACGGTCGATGCCTCCGGCGCGCGCGTGGACGAGACGGGACCCTCCGCGGATTTCTCGCTCATCGCCTGGAAGAACCGTGACGCCCTGCTCGTCTTCGATAGCAACGTTGCGGCGAACGCGACCGTCCTGGCCGCCAGAACGGCGCTCGCGCGCGAGCTCGGGACACGGGGCGCCCGCGTCCGGGTTGCCGATCTGCCCGTCGAGGCCGGCATCAATGGTCCCGACGATTACATCGGCAAGCATGGGGACGACGCCTGGTGGACGCTCGTGGATCGGGCGACCGATAGCGATGGCTGGGTGCGCGACAGCCGAAAACAGATCGCGGGCAGAAACCTGAAGAACATCCGCCTGGCGCTCGCGCGCATCGGCATCACGCCGACCTATGACGCGTTCGCGCGGACGCTCAGGATCAACGGTGACGTCATCGTGGACGACGTCACGTTCGAGAAGCTCTGGATCCGGATCGCCGACACCTGCGGTTTCCAGCCGTCACGGCCGAATCTGTACTCCGTCGTGATTTGTGATGCGCAGGAGCGCGCGCGGCACCCGGTGCGCGAGTATCTCGATCGCCTCGCGTGGGACGGCCATCCGCGGCTCGACCGCTGGCTCATCGACTACGCGGGCGCGGACGAGACCGAGTACGTGCGCGCCGTCGGTGCCCTGCCCCTCCTGGCCGCCGTCCGCCGCGTCCGGCACCCGGGCAGCAAGTTCGATGAACTGTTGATTCTCGAATCTCCGCAGGGCACCGGCAAGTCCTCCGCGCTGCGCGCACTCTGTCCCTGCGACGACTGGTTTAGTGACGATCTCCCGCTCGGCGTCGACAGCAAGCTCATGATCGAGCGGACGGCCGGGAAGTGGATCATCGAAGCCGCGGAGCTCCACGGCAATCGCGGCCGGGAGGCCGAGGCCCTCAAGGCGTTCCTCTCGAGACAGTCGGATGGTCCCGTGCGTCTGGCCTACGGCCGGCTCTCGGTGACGGTGCCGCGGCAGTTCGTGCTGATTGGGACCACCAATCATCGGACGAGCTATCTGAAGGACATGACCGGCGCCAGGCGGTTCTGGCCCGTTCGTCTGCAGGCGTTCGACGTCGACGCCCTCGCGCGCGACCGCGACCAACTCTGGGCCGAGGCCGTCGCCAGAGAGCCCACCGCGTCAATCGGGCTCCCGCGGCCCCTGTGGTCGCTGGCAGCCGCCGAGCAGGAGGCCCGGCGCGCCGTCGATCCCTGGGAGGACATCATCGAACCGCTCGTCGGTGATGGCATGACGCGCATCGAACGGATCGCGGCCGCGGAGATCTGGCACGCGCTTGGGCTCGAAGCGAACCTGCGTGACAACCGCCACGCCGATCGCGTGGCCGCCATCATGGAGCGCCAGGGATTCGAGAAGGCGAAGAACAGCCACGGCTGTATGGAGTGGCGGAGAGCACCCGAAGAGCAGGACGGAGAGCAGACTGTTAGTTTTCATTAGGAAATGAAGAGCAGGAGAGCACAGAAGAGCATTTAGCCTTGATCGCGACGCGCGTGTTCTTAAGACCGAAGACACAGCGAAGACTTGTGATGATCATGTCTAGGGAGGCTCTCCGTTGCTCTCTCGCTCTACGTTTCCCTTTGTTTTCAACGATTCGCTCTCCGAGCGAGCTCGCCGTGCCGAGGAGCGCTGTCTAGAGACGGAGAGAGAGAAGCACCTGACATGGCCCTCCAGCCCCGCCTGTGCGCGCGCTGCCAGCAACGCACGGTCTTCTACGTCTGCCCCGCCTGCGAACTGAAAGACGCGCGGACATCCTGCCAACGGGCGTGGGCCTGGGCCAACGCGCGCCAGCAAGCCCGCGTAAAACCCCTGGTTCCCCTGAAACGTGAAGGTCCCCGCTGATGCTCATGCCCAGCCATCGGTGCGCGAGCTGCTCCCGCCTGGTGACGGGCCGGTGCCCGCACTGTGTCCGGACGCGCCAGGCGCACTACGACACCACCCGGCTGTCTGCTGCGGCGCGGGGCTATTGCTCGAAAAGGTGGCGGGCGCTGCGTGCGCAGAAGTTGAGTCGCGACCCGCTCTGCTCCGTCTGCTTGGCGGCCGGACGCACCGTCATCGCGACGGATGTCGACCATCTCGAGCGGCACGACGGGACGAACGACCCGCGGTTCTGGGACTGGGCGAACCTCGATTCCAAATGCCACGCGTGCCATTCGCAGAAGACCGCACGCGAAGATTCGACGTTCGCGAACAGGAGGTGAGCGAATGGAGACGCGCGCTCAGTTGACCAGCGATGACTTGCTGATACAACTCAGGGGACTTGGCTTGCAGGCGCGTCAGGGTATAGGCCCGATCCGTGCCGCGCTTCGGTGTGATGGTGATATTATCACCATCAGCCGCCCCGTCTTAATGGGAATATTATTCCCATTATCTGTCTCGCCTGTCGATTCGCACATCCCAACCGTTCACACATCGCGACGCGACCTGAAATTTTGAATGACGGGGAGTCGAATGCCACCGCTAAGTGAACGGTCGCAAACCGCCCCGGCAGGCAACTTAACGCCCATGCGTAACGATGGCGACGCGTAAACCAGGACGCCCTCGGCTGAAAGCGACAGAGCTTGTCCGGCGCGGGACGGCGCAACCCTGTCGCGTCCGGCGGCGCACGAAGAAACCTAGGGGGGGAACGTCCCCTAGGTTAGCGCCCCGGGACTACACCGCCATCGCCGATGGCTACGTCCGTGACGTGCTCGAGGGCCGCATCGTGGCCTGTCGGTGGACGAAGTTGGCCGTCCAACGATTTCAGCGGATGCGAGAACAATGCTGTTCCGAAAGGGAACCGCATTCCTTCACCTGGTCACCCGCCTACGTGCAGTCCGTCTGCAGCTGGATTTGCCGGTTACCGCACGTCGAAGGCCGGTGGGACACGTCCACCATCACGCTCGCGCCCTGGCAAATATTCGTTCTGGCAGCCTCTTTCGGATTCAGACGCCCCGATGGCTCGCGCCTGGTGACCACGGTGTTCTTCGAAGTCGGCCGCAAGAGTGCGAAGTCGACGCTGGTCGCCGCGGCAGCCTTGTATCACCTGGCCGTCGAGAACGAACCCGGCGCGCAGGTGGTGTGTGGTGCGTCCACCGGCAACCAAGCACGCATCGTGTTCAGCATCATGCAACGCATGGTGAAGCGGGCGCCGTGGCTGCGGGAGCTGGGGTTTGTCGCCTATGCGAACGCGGTGACGCTGACCGATGGCGGGTATGCGAAACCGATTAACAGCAAGAGCTCGACACAGGATGGCTTGTCGCCGTCGTTCATCAGCCTCGATGAATCGCATGCGCAGACGTTCGAACTGCACGATGTCTTGAAATCGGCGCAAGGCGCACGCACGGAGGCCGCCTTGTGGGCCCCGACGACCGCCGGCTATTCGATGACCAGTGTCGGCTTCGCGCTGCGGCAGACGGCGCAGAAGATTCTCGACGGCGTGCTCGAGGCCGACCACGTGTTCTGCGTGCTCTACGAGCTCGATGAGACCGACCGTTGGGACGACGAGAGTGTCTGGCAAAAATCGTTGCCGATGATTGGCACCACGCCGAGCCTCGACTACGTGCGGCGCTATTGCCTCGATGCGCAACAGACGCCAGGCCTGCAAGGGGAGTTCGAGACGAAAATCTGTAACCGTTGGCTGCACGCGGCGACCACCTGGTTGTCGATGCCGGCGTGGGCGCGTTGCGCGGACCCGACGCTGACGCTGGACAACTTCGAACACGAACCGTGCTGGATTGGCGTCGACCTGGCGGAACGCGATGACATTGCCGCGGTCGCGCTGCTGTTCCAGCGTGACGACCTCGTGTATGTCTTCGTCCGTGGCTACCTGCCGACCCTCGTGGTCGAAGAACGGTCGCGGGCCATCCCTGAATATCGTCACTGGCTACAGGCCGGCGAGCTCGTCGCGACCGATGGCAACCTCACCGACTACCCGACGATTGAAGCGGACCTCCGCGCCGACTGTGAGCGGTTCGATGTGCGAGACATCGCGATTGAGCGCTACGGCGCGCTGCACCTGGCCGCGAACCTTGTGGCCAGCGGGCTGCCGGCGCGGGTCGAAGCGAAGAACGCGAAGACGTTCACGGCGCCGGCGAAAGAACTCGAAGCAAGAATCAAGGCGCAGCAACTACGCCATCCCGGCACGTCGTTTCTCACCTGGCAGGTGTCGAACGTGTGCGTCGAACGACGAAGAGATGGCTCGTTGCTGCCAACGAAAGACCGGCCGATGTCACCGAACAAGATTGACGCCGTCGATGCGCTGCTCCTGGCGCTCAGTGGCCTGTTGACGGCGACACCGCCGGCGCCGGTGGTGGAACCGCGGATCTTTTTTTTGGAGGCCTGACATGCTGACCCCACGCGCGGCCGTCGCCGCCTATCAGCTCGCGGTGATTCAGCTGATTGAAGCCTGCGGCCTGGCGGAGATTCCGCTGAGCGATTTGAGTATCAACCTGGACGGCCGGCGGTGTCGCGTCGACATCGCGCGGCTGACGGAGGACGGCCGGCACATCGGCGAATGGCTGCAAGGCTATTCGATAGACCCGTTCGACCTGGACACGTTCGGCACGCCGGTGGGATTGCCGACACAGCACGGGCCGGCGCATTGACAGGGGAACGATTCGGCCGACTCGTCGCCCTTGCCCGCGTGGAGAACGCCAACGGAAACGTGCGATGGCGCTGTCTCTGTGATTGTGGCCGTCAGTCAGTTGTCGCTGCGAGTAAATTGCGACGTGGAAAGACCGTGTCCTGTGGGTGTTACATCCGCGAACGATTCGGTCACCGGCACCATGGGGAGTCATACCCGCCCACGGCTGAATACAAATGCTGGAGCGACATGCTCCAGCGGTGCTCGAATCCACAGACGAAGTGTTTTAAGAATTACGGCGGCCGCGGCATCACGGTCTGCGATCGGTGGCAACACAGTTACGACTCTTTCCTGGCAGACATGGGACGGAGGCCATCGGCCGCCCATTCCGTCGACCGTATCGACAACGACGGGAACTACGAGCCGGGCAATTGCCGATGGGCAAGCCGGATTGAACAGCGACGTAACCAGCGGCGACGCTCACCGAGCAGCCGCGATAGTCGCCGCCGGTGCGCCGCGCCGGGCGATGCAGTGGACATGTATCGATGTCCACCACGCAGCAGAGAGTAACCATCATGGAGATTACAGAGTTCACGACGACGACGACCGTTGTTCCGCTTGGCGACTTAACGACCTTGGCGGCACAGCGCAGCTGCTTCGGCGACGACGTGCTGAAGGCCTTCACCAGCCAGGTGCAGCTCCGGCAGACGGCCGCCCAAGCCGTGCTCGATACGGCGATCGCCGCCAACCGGGACACGCTGCTGGCGAGCGAACAACGCAGCTACGATGCCGCGCTGCGCGAACGGGACGCGATTCTCGGCCTGCAACTGGCCATCGAGAAGCGCACCGAACAGCGGGCGCACGTGCCGGAGTCGCAACATTCCACACCTGTGGAAAAACGTCGTTCGGGCCTGTTCGGGCTCGAGCTGCGCGCGTTGGCGGAAGGCAGCGGGGCCGGCGCCGTGATTGCCCCGGATGAGTGGTCCGCCACCTTCATCGACCGCCTGGCGGCCGAGAGCGTGATGCTGCGGAGCGGGATTCGCCGTATCACGACGACCCGCGACGTGCTCCACCTGCCACGCATTGACAGCGACCCGACCGCCGCATGGGTGGCCGAAGCCGGGACGATTGCGCCCAGTGACCCGGGCTACACCGACGTCACGGCGACGCCGCGCAAGCTCGCCAGTCTGCAAGTCATCTCCAACGAGTTGATTGCCGATAGCAATCCCGATGTCGTCTCGCTGCTCGAGATGCAAGTCGCGCGGGCGCTGGCGCTGAAGTTCGACCTCGGGTGCTTCGAAGGCAGCGGCACGCCGCCGGAGATTCGCGGGCTGAAGAACGTGGTGGGTATCACGCTCGATAGTTCCCTGGCCGCGGCGCCGACGAACCTCGATGTGTTCGCGACCGCGATTGCCACGCTCGAGGCCAACAACGCGCAGGCGAGCGCCATCGTCATGCATCCGCGCACCTGGGGCACGCTGAGCACGCTCAAGGAAGGGACGGCGAACAACAACAAGCCGCTCCTGCAGGAGAGCGCCGGCAGCGCGGGCCAGGCCGTCGAGCGGCGCATCTACGGGGTGCCGGTGCATCTGACCTCGCAGCTGTCGGTGGTCGAAGGGACCGCGGAGAGCTCGGCGTATGTCTACGACGCGAGTCAGCTCATCGCGGTGTTCCGGCAGGACACGAGCATCACCCTCGACCGCTCGCGGTTGTTCAACACCGACCAATCCGAGCTGCGCGCGATTCTGCGCGCGGATTTCATCGTGCCGAATCCGTTGGCGGTCGTGCGGATTTCGAAGTTCATCGTGTAACGGAGCGGGCGATGGCGAACGTCTTCACACGCTGGCTGGAACGGCGCACGTCGCTGGCGGCGCCGTCGCCCGAGCTCCTGCAGCTGTTCGCGAGCGGGCCGACGGAGAGCGGCCAGGTCGTGGACCCAGTCTCGGCGCTGAAGGTGCCAAGTGTGTTTTCGTGCGTGTCAGTGTTAGCGCAAGACGTCGCAAGAACCCCGACGAAGCTGAGGCAGAAAGTCGCCGAGAATACGTTCGTCGATGCGGTGACGCACGACCTCTACGAGCTGCTCACCGTCCTGCCGAATCCCGAGCAGACCGCCTATCAGTTCAAGCACGCGCTGATGTGGCAGCTGCTCACGCACGGCAAGGCCTTCGCCGAGATTGTGCGCCAGGACGGCCGCATCATCGCCTTGTGGCCCTTAGACAGTGCCAGCATGCGCGTGGACCGGGACAACCAACGCCGGAAGCGGTGGACGTATACCGCCGGGAGCCAGACGCTCGTCTGGACGTTCGATGCCTCGCAGCCGCCCATCCTCGAGCTGACGCACGAGAGCCCGATTCTCCGCTGCCGCGACGTCATCGGCACGAGCCTCGGCCTGCAGCAGTATGTCGCCAAGTTCTTCGCCAATGGCGGGCGGCCGACGGGCATCCTCAAGGCCGCGGGCGCGATTACCGACACGCAGGCGGAGCACCTGCGCGACCGGTGGTTTGCGCGGCACGGCGGCTCGGCCAACGCGTTCCGGACGGCCATCCTCGAGGGCGGCCTCGAGTATCAGAGCATCAGCATGGACCACGACTCGGCGCAGATGGCGGAGACGATGAAGGCGCTGGCGACGGCGATTTGTGGCGCGTTCAGAGTCCCCCCCTGGAAAGCCGGCCTGATGGAGTCGACCAACTACAGCAACATGGAGAGCGGCGAGATGAGCTATGTGACCAGCACCTTGGACCCGTTTTTCGAAAGCTGGGAGGAAGCGATGCGGCGGGACTTGCTCACGAGCCGCCAGTTCGGCACCTACACCGTGACGTTCGACCGCCAGGCCCTGGTGCGGAACGACATCCGCAACCTGCACACGTCGCTGTCCTCCGGCATCCAGAATGGCTACCTGTCGCAGAACGACGCCCGCGCGGCGCTGGGGCTGAATCCGATCCCCAATGGGGATGTCTACATGGTGAACACGGCGCTGCAGCCGGTGGGGGCGCCGCGTGTCGCCTGACCGGTCTACCTTGCTTGCAAGTAAGGTAGACCTCGAGCGCCGCGCCTGCGTCGAGCTCCGCGCGGAGGCCTCGCGGATTGTCGGCTACGCCGTCGTCTTCGATGTGCGCTCGCGCGACCTGGGCGGCTTCGTCGAAGTGGTCAAACCTGAAGCTGTCCGGACGTCCCTACACGCCGACGTCGTCGCGCTCTACAACCACGACCCGAGTGCGGTGCTCGGACGCACGCCGAGAACGTTGACGCTGACGACGGACACGCGCGGCCTCGCCTTCAGCCTGGAGCCGGCCCCCACGCAGGCCGGCCGCGATGCGCTCGAGCTCGTGCGCCGCGGCGATGTCACCGGCGCGAGCTTTGGGTTCCGCACGCGGAAAGATGCCTGGCGGCAGGACGCGGGCGTCCTGGTGCGCGAGCTGCTCGACATCGAGATTGGGGAGATCTCGCTGACCGCGTTTCCTGCCTACGCGCAGACGGATGTCAGCGTCGCGCAGCGGGCGCTGCAGGCGGTAAATGGAGCTGGCGGCTTTAATTTGCCTCGCTCGATTGCTCGGCTACAGCGGGAGCTGAACCTGCGATGACGGACGACGAGGACGCGCTGGTGCGCGAAGTCGCCTATGCGCTGGAGCCCGTGCGCACGATGCTCGAGCGCATGATGACGCTCCTCGAACGACTCACCGACCGCGTGGAAGTGTTGGAATTGGAACGCCTGCACGCGCGGCGCGCCCGTCCACGCACGGACCGGACGGTCAGGTCCGGAAGCGGACGTCCACGCCCGCCGAAGACGTCCCCAGGGGAGAGCCCGACAACGGGGGATACCTAGGTATGGGTCGACCGGCGTTCGTCGCTCCTGGGGCAACGTGGCGAGGAAAAAGTAGCCATTTAAGAATGAACACCGCGAAAAAGGGCGCTCGAGCCGAACATCGAGCTCGGGGCTTGCTCGAGGCCGCCGGCTACCGCGTGTGTCGGGCCGCAGGGTCGAAAGGACCGGCTGACCTGGTCGCCTGGGACACCACGTCGATTAAGTTCATCAGCATCAAGAGCGGGACGACCTACGCGAGCGCGCCAGAGCGCGAAGCCTTGCAGCTCCTGCCGCGGCCGGCGAACGCCAGCGTCGAAATCTGGCGATTCCCGGATAGATGTCGGGCGCCGATGATTGAACGACTGTAGCCCGGCGAATCATTCCTAAGGGAATGAATTGCGAGATTTGCACGCACAACTGCGGGATATCTCTTCATCCCTATGAGAGTAGGACCATGAATACGCAACGAGATTGCGTATGTGATTGGTCACGTACCACGGTACTGGACCAGTACCGTACGCGAGCGAGCACCACTAGGAGGCCTAGCACCGCTAGCACGTCTAGCACCACGAGCCCTGCTAGGTTGACTAGCACGCTTACACATCAGTAAGCTGTGTACCTATGAAGATGCAAAAGGCCACGTTCCAGCTTCCGCAGGCGCGCTGTTTGCGGTGCGGCCATACGTGGATGCCACGCGTCCCCCTGGTCACGATGTGCGCAAAGTGCAAGTCGCTCTATTGGAATCGCGCCTCCGTGCCAGCGCGGAAGAAGACGGCCTGAGATGGCGGCACGCACCAGCAATCTGTCGTGGGCGATTCTCCAGGTCGCCGTGGCGATCGCCCTCGCGTGGCTGCTCTGGTGGCAATGGTCGCGCTGACCGCGCTGCTGACCGTGATCAACATCGTGCTCGCGGTCCGCAATCTCTGGAAGGAATGGCAGTCGCGGCGCGGGTCGGGTCCGCACCACGTGGACACAAGAAAAGAGATAGCAATGCTACCTCTTTTGGTGCCGCTCGAGGCGGCGCTTCGCGACGTGGCGAGTGCGATTCGCGAACGAGGCTGAATGGGCCGCGAGGCGCGACGCCGGAAACTCGCGGGGCCCGTTGCCGACGAGGGCGACCTCCAGCGGACGTTGCAGGCTGGCGACATCGCCCTGTTCCAGTTGTATCAGGACCAGCGCATCCTGGACCGCTACCTGGCCTGGGCCAAGGGCCGGGCGCTCGTCCAGTTGTCGATGATACGGACCGCTGACGCCGGTAACGAGGACCGGTGCTGGGCGGTCATCGAGCGTGTCCTCGCCGCCATCTGTCGGCCCCCGACGACGGACGAATGGGCCGACGTGGCGACGGTGCTCGAACCGATGCAGGTGCCCTGCTGGCGCTGGGCGACCTCCGTGTTCGTCAAGGCCGTGTTTCCCCATCAGGCCTACAACGACCTCAATCCGACCCGCCCGCAGCTTATCCGGCTCCAACGTGCCGGCCTGGCGCAGCTGCCCCGCGGCTATCTGCCGCGGGAGAAAGGGTCAGCCATCCTCCGGCAGCATGGCGACTGGTGGTATCGGCGGAAGATTCGCGTCCCACACATGACTGAGCTGGAGCTGGCGCGGGAAGACGCGGCGGCCGCGGGCTTTTTTCGTGGCGACCCGAAAACCGGTGAAATCAGCCGCGCAAAGGTCTATGACGGCATCGAATCGTTCGAAAACCTGCTGAAACGCCTCAAAGACGACCACGAGGAGGGGTAAGCCAAACAAATCCGACAGTGCAATGTGAAACCAACCGGTTCAGGATGGCCGCGTGCACACGCATGTCGGCCCCATAAACAAAAACGCCCCCCTCGTGACCAGCGAGGAAGGCGTTGAACCGCGGCAAGAGAGGTGCCGCAGCCATGACTAAGACTCTACCATCCGACCGCCCGTCCGTCGATCCCCCTCTTTGGTTACTTCGCCAAAACCTGATTGACCTGACCATCGCCCTGGCCGACGAACTGGCGGTTGAGGGCGATCGCGACCGCCTCGAGGCCCTCGCCCAGCTCTATCAGACGACCCGCGACGCCCTCCGGCAGCGGGACCTGAGGCTGGCGCGATGACGCCCCTCGAGCGGGCCCGCGCCCTGCGTGAGCGCGGCTTGAGCGTGTTTCCCATTCCCGTAGGCTCCAAGGTCCCCACCCTGCCCTGGAAGCCCTATCAGAGCCGTCTGGCGACCGAGAGCGAGCTCCTGGCGTGGTTCGGCGACGGCCAGCCCTCCAACATCGGCGTCGTTACGGGGGCCATCTCCAGCGTCGTGGTTGTCGATGCCGACAACCAAGCAGCCATTGGGTATTGCCTGCACCGGCTGCCCTATACGCCGTGGCAGACCAGCACCGCGCAGGGCGCCCATCTCTGGTTCGCGCATCCCGGCGTTCCCATCCCCAATCGCGGCACCGACCTGCCGACAGCCTACGGCCCGCGCCCGATTCACATTCGCGGCGATGGTGGCTACGTGGTGGCGCCCGGCTCCATCCATCCGAGCGGCGCCGAGTATCGCGAGGCTGGACAGTGGATAGCCCCGTGGAGCGAGCTCCCGCGCTTCTGGCGGCACTGGCTGCGCCCCGTGTATGCCACGCCCCCCGCCACGAGGACGCCGGCGGCATCGCCGCCCATCTGCAATGGGTGCCGCCTCCTCGAGCGGGCGCGGCGCTATCTCGCCGCGATTCCCCTTCCCCAAATTGGACACGGCAGCGATGCCGCGGTGCTCTCGGCCGCCTGTCGTCTCGTGCGTGGATTCGCCCTCTCTGCCACTGATGCGGAAACGCTCCTGTGGGAGTGGTGCGGCAATCGTGACGGGTGGACCCGCGAGTGGGTCGCCACCAAAGTGGCCAACGCGGACCGCTACGGCACCGAAGCGAGAGGAGGTCTGCGATGAAACCGTCCGCACGCCCGTCGTCACGGTCTCCGCGCGGCCTCGACCCGCGTTTCCTCCATGACGCCGTCACGGTCATCGCGGAAGGGCAACGCATTGCGAAGGACGGCATCCGCTACACCGTCGACGGCATCATCCCCGCCTACGGCATGCTCGGCATGCTCGTCGCGTATGCGAAGGTCGGGAAAACCACGCTCGGCCAGGCGCTGGCCGCGGCCGTCGCCACCGGCACTCCGTTTCTCGAACGCCCGACCACCAAGACCCGCGTCCTGGTGATTGCGGCCGAAGACCCGCCCGACTACACGGCGTATCTCGCGCGCACGCTCACCGTCCCCGCGTCGCAGTTGATGTTCTATCGCGCGCCCGTCGTGCTCAATGCCGCCGGCTTGCGCCTCATCGTCGAGACCATCGAAGACGGGCGCTTCGGCCTCGTGTTGATAGCGAGCTGGCAAGCCGTGATTCGCGGCCTGCTCAAAGACGAGAACGACAACGCCGGCGCCGCGCACATCGTGGAGCACGTGAAAGCGGCCGCACGACAGACCGAGATTCCGTGGCTCATCGATGCGCACTCCGGCAAGAGCGAGAACCAGGCCGACGATGCCGACCCGATGATGGCGATGCGCGGCGCGTCGAGTGCCGCCGGGGCCGCCGACTACATGCTGTCGCTGCGCTATGCGAACGGCACGTTCGGCACGCAACGGCGATTCAGCGGCAAAGGCCGGTTCGTCAACCTCGCGCCGCTCACCCTGGACTACGACCCGCAGACCGGCCTCTACACCTGTCTTGGAACCACAAAGGACGCCATGGTCGAGACCACCTGGCGACTCATTCGCGAGACCGGGGCCATCGACCACACACCCCGCAGCGTCACCGATATTGCCCGCCGATGTGGCGCCATTCAGGAGGACGACAAACTCGGTGGACAGAAACGCAAACACTTTTTCGCGGTGCTCGCGGGCCGAGAGGAAGTCGGTCGGACGGAAGAGATGCCTCGCAACGGGGGCCACAAACGAACCCTCTTTCGCCTCATGGAGGTGCAATAGCGAGCGCCGTTTTCCATGCGCGGCGCTTGCGGCGCTTGCATGCGCCTTTTGGGGGGGCCACACGACGACGCGCCTATAGCGAGAGCGAGCGCCGTACACGCTCTCTATAGGCGCTCGTGGCGCTCGGCGCTTGCCCTCTGACTGCTGAGTTGGTTTACGAGTGCCAAATCAAGCGCTGACTTCACGTTGGCGCTCGGACAACGCGAGAAGTCCTAAATGGCTACTTTCAATCGTTCGGACGTGAACGGATGTTGATGCCCTCGCACCGCTGCTCGAGCTGCCATCGCCAGGTGACCGGCCGCTGCCCGCACTGTGTCCGGACGCGCCAGGCGCACTACGACACCACCCGGCTGTCTGCTGCGGCGCGGGGCTATTGCTCGAAAAGGTGGCGGGCGCTGCGTGCGCAGAAGTTGAGTCGCGACCCGCTCT